AAATTTGTCAAGGTTGTGGTTGTGAATAAATCTGATACATTTGTCTTTGACAGATTTATTGATCGTATTCAGAATCAAGACATCTATGAGTTGAAGATCGCCGAGAACTTCCAGGAGTTTATCGGTGAGAATGTAGATGACGAAGGCTTAGATGTTGAAGACACCTCTCAACTCGTAGATGATTACATTGACGGAGTCGATACTGACTTGGATAAATCTCGCATAAAGGTGAATATGCGGGAACTAATGACAGAAGCACAGGCTTTAGAAATAGCATGATTTTATTTAAGAAAGTACGATGGAAGAATTTTCTCTCAACTGGAAATTCTTTTACAGAAATCGATCTCAATACTACAAAGTCAACTCTTATTGTTGGACAAAACGGTGCTGGCAAATCCACGATGTTGGATGCCATTTCATTTGCTCTGTTTGGCAAGCCACATCGTAATATCAATAAGCCGCAGCTGATTAATTCAATTAATCAGAAGCAATGTGTTGTTGAGGTCGAGTTTAGCATAGGAAGTTCTGACTTTAGAATTGTACGTGGCATCAAACCAGGAATCTTTGAGATCTGGAAAAATGGCACCATGATTAATCAGTCTTCTCATGCTAAAGAATACCAGAAGATCCTTGAGCAAAATATCCTCAAACTAAATCATAAGTCTTTTCACCAAGTAATTGTATTGGGTTCCTCCTCTTTTATCCCATTTATGCAACTTGCTTCAGGACATAGGCGAGAGGTTATTGAGGATCTTCTGGATATTAATGTTTTCTCAAAGATGAATCAGCTTCTTCGAGATAAACAGAGTGTACTAAAAGATAAGCTTAAGGATCTTACTTACAATATTGATCTTATTAAGAATAAAATTGAGACACAGCAAAAATATATTCGAGATGTAAAAGCTCTTACAGATCAAAACATCACGGAAAAAGAAAATAAGATCTCTCAAAATCAAAAAGATATTGATGATTTACAATTAAAGAATAGCGAGCTTTCTTCTAAAATTGAAGGAAAACAAACTGATGTTGAAGATGAACTCAATAAGCTACACGATAAAAGGCAGTCGCTCTTACAGTACTCGGCGCAGTTCAGACAACAAATGGCTACAGTCGCTAAAGAGGCGAAATTTTATGAAGACAATGAATCATGTCCAACCTGCGATCAAGCTATTAGTTCAGAAACAAGAAATGAAAAACTTACCGATGCTAAATCTAAGGCGAAAGAACTTAAAAGCGCCATGGGTAAGCTCACTGAAGAGTCAGATCAGGTTGAACAGTCTATTTCGGCAGCAAATGAATCACTTTCCGAAATACGAGAAAAACAAAGTAGTATACATTCTAACATACAGCAGATCAGTCGGCTCCAAGCCGAGATTGGAAGCCTCAGAGAAGATATTACTGGATCTGCCACTGCCGATTTAAGACAGGCTGAATCTGATCTTAAGTCTTATGATGACGATCGCAATGCTTTACTCGAAGAAAAGTTTAAGCTATCTGATGATATATCATACAATAGCGTTATGGCTGAAATGCTTAAAGACACGGGTATTAAAACAAAAATCATTAAACAGTATTTGCCAGTTATAAATAAGCTCGTTAATCAGCATCTTCAAGTACTCGATTTCTTTGTACATTTTGATTTGGACGAATCTTTCCAAGAAACAATTCGTTCACGCCACAGAGATGCTTTTACATATGATTCGTTTAGTGAGGGTGAAAAGCAAAGAATTGATTTGGCTCTTCTCTTTACATGGCGTCAAGTCGCAAAGATGAAAAACTCTGTAGCGACTAACTTACTTATTCTCGATGAGACATTTGACTCGTCTCTCGATCATGAAGGTGTGGATAATCTATTGAAGATTCTTTATACACTTTCAGATGATACTAATATCTTTGTTATCTCTCATAAAGGTGAGATTCTTGATGGAAAGTTCAATTCTAAAATTGAATTTAAGAAAGAAAAGAATTTTAGTAAAATCGCAGCTTAATGGTTTACAAACGGATCATTAAGTGGTATAATATAATCCATTAATGAAACACGGAGTTATATCATGGAATTGAATGACGGTACATTACAAGTGCTGAAGAATTTTTCTAGCATTAATCAGAATATTCTTATTCGTACTGGTAATACAATTAAAACTATTTCTGAAGCTCGCAACGTCCTCGCTACAGCGGTAATTGATGCTGAGTTTCCAAAAGATTTTGGGGTCTATGATCTCAATGAATTTATCGGCGTGCTCGGCCTAGTTGATACACCTCGTCTTAAGTTTGAAGATGAGTATGTAACAATTGCTGATTCAACCGGTAGATCAAAAGTCAAGTATTTCTTCTCAGCCGAAGAAACACTGACTACGCCACAAAAAGACATCAATATGCCTGAAGCTGATGTTACTTTTACTCTTGACAATGACACATTGAATAGATTGAAAAGAGCAGCATCAACCTTAGGACACAGTGAAGTGTCTATCTCTGGCAAAGATGGAGTGCTAAGTCTGTCTGTGGTGGATAGCCAAAACTCAACATCAAACGCTTTTTCAATTGACGTTGATGGCGAGTTTAAACCAGATGCAGTGTTTAACTTTATTCTCAATATTGGCAATCTTAAGATTCTGCCTGGTGATTATGAAGTTCAAATCTCATCTAAATTAATCACGCAATTCAAACATAAAGAGTTGAACGTTCACTATTGGATTGCACTTGAAAAATCGTCAACATTTGGAGTATGACATGTCAGAACAACTTGATCAGTTGCAAGATCTTGCAAATAAGTCTTCGCGTAGCACCATCGCAGTCATCGATGCTATGACACAACGTGGTGGATTTAAAGGTGAAGAACTTTCTACTATTGGTGGTCTTCGCGACCAGTGTATTCAGATCGTCCAGATCTGTGAACAGCTTCAGCAGGAAGCGGCACTTTCTGAAGATTAAAGTTTACAAACTCGCCCTTTTGTGATATAATACTATTTTGTTATGGAGTTTGTAAATGAATGATTTTCTCTGGGTCGAGAAGTACCGTCCTCGTACAATTGCTGAGACTATTTTGCCTGATGGTCTCAAGCAAACATTCCAGAGACTTGTAGATACCGGTGAATTGCCAAACATGCTTTTCACCGGTACTGCCGGTCTCGGTAAGACTACTGTGGCCAAAGCTTTATGTAATGAGCTTGGTCTTGATTATATCCTTATCAATGGATCTGAAGAAGGCAACATCGATACTCTTCGTGGTAAGATTAAACAGTTTGCTTCTTCTGTTTCTCTACAAGGTGGATACAAAGTTATCATCCTTGATGAGGCTGATTATTTGAATCCACAATCTACTCAACCAGCTCTTCGTGGTTTCATTGAAGAGTTTAGTAACAATTGTCGATTTATTCTTACTTGTAACTTCAAGAATCGTATCATTGAACCACTGCATTCTCGTTGTGGCGTATATGAATTCAATACGACAAAGAAAGACATGGTTGGTCTTTGTGAACAGATGATGTCTCGTATTGAACATATTTTGTCAAAAGAAAATGTCGATGCATACCAAAAATCAGATGTAGCTCAACTCATCATGAAATATGCTCCAGACTGGCGGCGCGTGCTCAATGAGCTTCAGCGTGGTTCAGTAAGTGGTACATTCTCTCATGTTCAAAAAGTCGATAATATGGATGATTTGTTCAAGCATCTAAAAGAAAAAGACTTTAAGAAGATGCGTCAATGGGTTGTCAATAATATCGATACTGATTCATCTGCGATCTTTCGTGGTATCTATGATCGTATGTACGATAAATTAGATCCACAATCTATTCCTCAACTCGTTCTTATTCTGGCAGATTACCAATATAAGAATGCATTTGTTGCTGATCACGAGCTTAATGTGGTTGCGTGTATGACGGAGATCATGGCAAATGTCAGGTTCTCTTAGTCCATTTGATTTTCTTAATGATATCAACTATGGTAAACAAAATATCATGGTTGATGATATCACTGAGAAACAATACAACGCATTCATGGTTAATCGTGGTTTGTCATACTTTCATGATACTACTCTCATGGCAAATGAGATGAATCTCAATGCTCACCTTGACAATCGTTTACAATTTGACTTTTTTATAAATATAGTCAGAAAGAAAAAGCGGTTCTCGAAATGGAATAAACCTGAGACCGTAAGTGATGTGGAAGTAGTTAAGGAATATTATGGATACAGCAATGAAAAAGCTCGTCAAGCCTTAACCCTTCTCACAAAAGATCAAATTGAAGTATTGAAAAAGAAGGTTTATAAAGGTGGAAGAAAATAAATTAATTGAGTGGAACACAGGCAGCATGCTTGAAGTCACTCTTAACGAGCCAGACGATTTCCTTAAAGTAAGAGAAACTCTAACTCGCATCGGCGTAGCTTCACGTAAAGACAATAAGCTATATCAGTCATGTCATATTCTGCACAAGCAGGGCAGATATTTTATCGTGCATTTTAAAGAGCTATTTCTTCTTGATGGAAAGAAATCTAATTTAGAAGAAAATGATATTGCGCGCAGAAATACTATCGCTACACTCATGAGTGATTGGGGATTAATCACAATTGATAACAAAGAATCTGCGCAGCCTCTAGCTCCTCTTAGACAGATTAAGATTATTTCATATAGGGATAAAGACCAATGGGAATTATGTCCAAAATACAATATTGGTTCAAAGTAATCTTTGCATTTGAACATCCTGGAGATTTGTCAAAGCATAGACTCCACTCTACAAAATATGAAGATTTGTGCAAGTAACTGTGTACATTTAAAAAAAAGTTATTATATATAGACTAGGATGCCGCATGGTGCGGGTCCATACTCACCTTGCTTTATAGGAGGTCATAATGACTAAAGCAACTTTGTTGCCAAGAAACGCATTCCTTGGTTTCGATCACATCTTCGATCAGTTGGAAAATATTCACAACCACGCGAAGGATACCTATCCCCCACATAACGTAGTCAAGCATGATCCATATAACTATGAGATCGAATTGGCTGTGGCTGGATTTAGTAAAGAACATATTGACATTGAAGTCAAAGATCACGTTCTGACGATTAAGGGCGACCGTCCTCAGCGTAGAGAACAGAATCTATATGTTCACAAAGGTATCAGTGCTCGTAATTGGAAGAAGTCATTTAGACTGTCGGAATACACCGAAGTAGACGGAGCCGATCTAGTGGATGGGATCTTGACTGTTAATCTTAAAGTCGTCCTTCCCGAAGAGAAGCAGCCTCGT